GCTCCAGCCAGAGTCAACCCAACAGGTTTAAACATATGATTCCCTACGTTGAACCTGAAATAATCCAGTATTTGGATGAGCTTTATCCAGACAAGGCTCCTGACCTTAGTATGGAAGAGAAACTTATTTGGTTTACTGCTGGACAGGTTTCAGTTGTAAGGCATCTTAAAGAGCAACACAGGCTTCAAGAGGAAACTAAGTATGGCTAAAAACAGCTCACTTAATTCGATCCTTTCAATTCTTGGCGTTGTTGGCGCTGGTGTTGCTGCTTACCAAGGTTTTCGGGCTGCTGAAGATCGGTCAAATCAATTCCGCGCTCAACAAGAAGCTGCTGCACGGCAATACTCTTTAGCTCAGCAAGCAACTGAAAACCAGACTCGTCTTGTTAACGAACAGATTACAAACCTCAGATCTAGTTTGGTTCAACGTCAAAAGGAATTTGAAGCATCTCAAGTTGCTTATACCCAACAAGCTGAAACAAGTCGTCAACAACTAGAGCAAGCAAGAACTTCATCAGCAGCTCAGTTGAGCGCTATGCGTGAATCTGCTGCTCAACAAAGCAGACAAATGCAAGAGCAACTCACTGCTCAAAGAACCTCTCAAGAATCTCAACTTGGAATTGCTAGAGAACAACTGACTCAATATCAAGCTCAGGCTGCTTCAATGCAGGAGCAAGCTCTCCAATCTCGGAGTGCGTCAACGTGTTGGCACACCTGCTGCTATGCGTACTAGTTTGGAAATACAATCACCTGTTGCTGGTCTTGGGATTGCAGCAGGTTCATCAAATGCAGCTGGTGGTTTGAATGTCTAATGCTTCGGCTCGTTACTCGGCACTAGAGCCAGAAAAGACGATTTATCTGGATCGCGCTATTGAGTGCAGCAAGTACACTCTGCCGACTCTCATTACTGAAAACGACCGTAGTACTGGTAAAAACCTTTACACCAAAATTGCTACCACCTACCAAGGTCTTGGTGCTCGTGGCGTCAATAACCTGGCTAGCAAACTACTGATTGCTTTGCTGCCTCCTAACCAAGCTTTCTTCCGTCTCTCTGTAGACGACATGAAGCTGAAGCGGGAACTTGAGAACTACAAGGAGCTGCAGTCAGAGTTTGATCAACAACTGGCTTTGATGGAACGCGCAGTGATGCGGGACATTGAAGAGTCTGGTGATCGCACGGCTCTGTTTGAAGCCCTCAAGCACTTGATCATTGGTGGTAACGCCCTGCTGTATGTTGCTGAAAGTGGCACCAGGGTTTATCCACTGAAGTCTTTTGTGCTGAACCGTGACCCTGAAGGGAACATCCTTGAGGTTGTGGTGCGTGAAGAAGTTAGCCCTGATGTGCTGCCTGAAAAAGTTGCACCTAAAGATAACGAAGGTAAATTTGTAGACAAAACTGTTTTCCTCTACACCCACATCCTTTGGGATTACAAAGCTGATCGGTGTAACTGGTACCAAGAAGCTTACGCAAAACAGATTGGTAAGAAAGGTTCTGTTCCTATTGAAAAGAGCCCCTGGATTCCTCTTCGTATGTTCCGCGTGGCTCATGAAGCCTACGGTCGTGGTTACTGTGAAGAGCTTTTGGGTGACCTCAAGAGCCTTGAGTATCTCTCTAAAGCAATCGTTGAGGGTTCTGCTGCAGCAGCAAAGATCATTTTCCTCTGTAAGCCAAACGGTACGACTCGTCCTGATGCTCTTGCTCGGGCTGCCAATGGATCAATTGTTGCAGGTGATCCAAATGATGTGGCTCCTCTGCAAATGCAAAAGCAGGCAGACCTCACGGTGGCTCTCAACACCATTGCTCGGATCGAACAACGTTTGAGCTTTGCGTTCCTGCTTAATAGCGCTATTCAAGCTGGTACCTCTGGCCGGGACCGAGTTACAGCCGAAGAAATCAGAATGGTTGCACAGGAGCTTGAAGCAGGATTGGGTGGCATTTACAGCATCTTGAGCGTTGAGATGCAGCTTCCTCTGGTCAATCGCAAGATGGCTCTTATGGAGCGTCAAGGGCGCCTTCCGAAACTTCCTAAGGATGTTGTAAAACCTCAGATCACCACTGGTCTTGATGCTCTTGGCCGTGGTAACGATAAGGCCAAACTGATTGAGTTCCTGCAAACCATTGCTGGCACTCTGGGTCCTGAGGTAATGGCTAAATACGTTAATAGCCGTGAGCTGATTACCCGCCTTGCTGCTTCTGATGGTCTTGATACTTACAAGTTGATTAAGTCAGACGAAGATCTTATGGCTGAAGAACAGCAGCAAGCTATGATGATGCAGCAACAAATGGCCGCGCAAGATCCTAATAACGATCCTGCTAAACAGGCCGCTCTCGTTAAAGCTGAAAATGACTCAATCCGGGCAAATCAAGAAGTCGCCGCTGGTGGAGGAACCCCTGGAGGTTTCTGAGGCTCCTAAAAAAGCCGCACCTAAATCCAAAATGGATGTACTGATCGAAGAGCTGAAAGCTAAAAAGCCTGAGGTTTACGAACAGTACGTTGCTGCTGCCAAGAACAAGCGGCCCGTTTGGATCTATCCTGATCTGACCGTTCGGATCGGTTGATCATGGAAGTTATTGCTGACAATTTCCTGTCTCAAGAGACGGGACCTTATAGCGAGCAAGATCTGCAAGCTCTTCAAGAGGCTGAGCAGCAAGAGCAACAGGAAGAACTTATTGGTGGCAAGTTTAAAAGCCCTGATGATCTTCTAAAGGCTTACCAAGAGCTTGAGAAAAAGCTTAGTAACCGTACTGGTTATGAGAAAACCGAAGAGCAATCTGAGGTTGAAGAAGACCAGACCGCAGAAGAACCTGTCATCCTTTCTCAAGAAGAGGAAGCCACCATTCTGGAAAGTATTGGTGGTGAAGAGAACTTCAGCGCAGTCCAACAGTGGGCAAAGGAAAACCTTGAAGCTGGTGAGCTTGAGGCTTACAACCGTGAAGTTAATAGCGGTGACTACTACCGAGCTCGTAACGCACTGCAGTCTCTGTATTATGCGTTCCAAGAAAACTCTGGTTATGAGCCTGAACTGATTGGTGGAAAACTTTCTGCAAGTAGCAGTGATGTGTTCCGTTCAAGCCAAGAAGTCATGGCTGCTATGAGTGACCCTCGGTATCTGCAGGATTCTGCTTATACCCAAGATGTACAAGATAAGTTGCTTCGTAGCGACGTTCTTGGTCCTAGGGGTTAATATTTCAATAGCGAACGTAAACATTGTTGCCGCCGAGGCGATAACAACAGTGATATACGAGCGCTCGTAAACTTCTACCTCCATACTGACGATGCCTGATTTTGCATCTCTCAGCCGGTTGGGTGGGCTTAACGGCGTTCAGTACAACGCAGGTTCCGCCTCCGGCAACTACGAGAAAGAGAACTCTAATTTCCTGAAAATCTTTTCGGGAGAAGTTCTGACCACTTTTAATCGTGAGACGATCTTCAAAGATCTGACCATGAAGCGCACCATTTCTTCGGGCAAGAGCGCAAGCTTCCCGATTACTGGTCGTTTCTCCAGCCGTTACCACCGTCCTGGTGATTGGATCACCGGTCAAGGTAACAAGGGCATGATTGGCGAAAAGATCATCACCATCGACGATCTTCTAATTGCAGACGCCAGCATCTACGATTTGGATGAGGCCAAACTGCACTGGGACGTTCGTTCGATCTACTCGACCGAGCTTGGCCGCGCCCTGGCCCGTGCCTATGACCAGCGTCTGGCTCGCACCCTGCTGGCTGCTACTGAGTCTGACGGTCGTGTGAAGGACTGGGATTCCAAGCGCTTCCAACTGAATGGTGGTACTTACTCTTCTGTGAGCACCAACACCATTACCCTGAGCGCTAACTTCCAAACCGCTGAACTGACTTATTGGGCAGTGGGTGAGGTTGTGTACGGTGAGACCTCCGGTGCTTACGGTGTTATCACGACTGCTCCCACCAACGGCGCTGCTACCTTCGTCATCAACCCGATTGGTTCGATTGGTACTGGCTCTAACGCTGCCTTTACTGTGGGCGAGCGTCTGTTCGTTCTGAACGCAATGCCTGGTGGTACTTCTTTCACCGGTATTGACCTGAACGGCGCTGCTGACCGTAACGCCCGTGGCGATCTGATCGTTGAGAACCTGTTCAAAGCTTGCCAAGCTCTGGACGAAAAGGATTCTCCTAAGGAAGGCCGTGTGTGCGTCCTGAGCCCTGGTGCTTACTACGACGTGCTGAACAGCGACCGTGCCATCAACACCGACTTCAACGCTGCTGGCGGTGCTAACGGCTCGATCTACCAGAACCGCGTGGCTTCTGTGGCTGGCTTCCGTCTGATGACCTCCAACCACCTGGGCGTCAACAGCTACACTGCTAACCAGACCTACGTTGGTCTGAGCAACCAATCTGCTGTGACCCGTGGTGAGCGTCCTAACTACATCAACGGTAAGGACGGTTCTAACGGCGATGCTGCTTCTGGTACCTACGATTACTACCAGGATGAGCAAGGCAACACCTCGTCCATCGCTAACTGCTTCGGCCTGTGCTTCTCCAAGGAAGCCGTGGGTACCGTGGCACTGAAGGATGTGTCGATGCAGATGACCGGCGCTGAGTATAAGGCCATGACTCAATCGACCATGATGGTCGCCAGCTACGCTGTGGGTCACGGCATCCTGCGTCCTGAGTGTGCAGTGAGCCTGCTTCACGACGGCAACCCGTATTGATTAACTAGCTTCTAGTTAATTACCAATACAATGAGGGGAGGCAGAAATGTTTCCCCTTTTTTGTTGCAATAATGGCGACTAGTAAACTCAGTGCAGTTAACACCCTTCTCGCCATTATTGGTGAGGCACCTGTAAACAGTCTTAATGCTCCTTTGACTGGTGACGCAAGTTTGGCAGAGCGTACTCTGGATGAAGTGAGCCGTGAGGTTCAAGGTGCTGGGTGGTCTTGGAACACAATGCTGTATGACTCCATTCCTCTGGACGCTTCTACAGGTCAATCCCAGCTTCCTAGCAACACCCTTGCTGTTCGGTTCAATCCGCTTACCTACCCATCTCAAAGGTTTGTTCTTCGTGGTCTTAGGCTTTTTGATCGCATTAGGAACTCATACGATTTGAGAGGTAGTTTTGGTGTAGCAGTCATTGGTAACACCAGCGATCTTGTAGCTGAGATTGTTGAAGAACTTGACTGGGACAGTATTCCTGAAACTGGTCGTCGCTACATTATGATCCGTGCTGGTCGTATGTTTGCTAACCGAGCTGTCACTTCTGCAATCCTTGAGACCTATACAGCAGAAGATGAAGAGCGAGCCTTTCAAATCCTTAAGCGTACTGAGTACATGGCTCAAAACTACAACTTCATCAGCGGTCCTGATGATATGTATGGCGGTCGTGTGATTACTACTTTTGGTCCTGATATCCTTGATCGCTGATGTCACGAGAACTTTTTAGC